TGTGTCCTCCGTGATGGGTAAGCTCCAAGATGGAATCGCCATTAAGCGGATCAACGACGCGATTACCACTTTCAAGAATTACAAGCTCGGTGAATTGAAACAGGGCGGCTCAATGGCCATCAACACATTGAGTAACGTCCGCGCCCATGTTGGGCTGGCTTGGCCGGCCATCTTGCGAAATTGCTTGATACACACTTCATCCCATCTTGGGTTTATGAAGTTTATGATTGATATTGCTACTACCTGGAAAGTTGGTGCTTTCACTCTTCTGGGTAGCGTCGGTGATGAAGATCCCTTCACTGACGTTGATTTGATTTACACTAAGACCTGCTTACATTTGGGTCTTAAAGACAACGATTTTCTGCAATTTCCAGAAGAATTTGCTTATGAGGCGAATTCCTTTCTAGAAGCGCAGTCGATGAATGCTAAGGTGGACATGCTTACTGGTGTCCACAATATTGAAGACAAATACGTTTTCAGGATGCAGTCTATATCTAAGTTTTTGAAAGCTTACTATACTGCTTCAGAAGACGTTGCTTATTTGACCGGATTTATAAAGCCTGACGACTCCAAGGATTCAATCTTGAATGCCGAACTCTTGGAAGCGCAGGTTACATCCGAGGTGCTACGTGTGCGTAATTTGATTACCACCAAGATCCAGAAGTACATTAATTTGTACGAAGATTCGCAGTTACCGCATTTTCGGCAAGCGGCTTTGTCCTACATTCAGGACTGGGATGTTGATGGCGGTGTGCCCGCTGCACTCCCACAGCCTGATACAACTGACGATGAAAGGCCCGTCACTAAGCCTGGCCCTAGCACACCAACAGTGAGTAAGGGTGTTGATGAGCCAGAAGACGAGGAGATGATACGTAAAAAGGTGGAGACCTCGAAAGATGCCCCATCTAAGGCAGATCCACCTGGAAACGTAAGCCCCAGAGGTGTTCCTGCCCTTTTGGAGGATGATATGAGTGAGATGGATATGCCTGATGGCTTCCATGATTACTTAACGAGGGAGCATGAGAATAACTTCGACTTGTCGCAGTTAGGACTCGCACCCTCAGTTTGACTTTATGCTGGAGTAGATGAATGCCTCACCAACATTTGTTACTCCATAATGATGTTATCATGTCTGCATGGATTCTTCAGAATGTTGATTCGTGTATAGGTTGCTTGTAAACAACGGAGTGGTGATCGTTAGATCCGTCTGGCGTGGAAGTTTTG